ACATCGGTCCCATTCCGGTGGATGGCATCACTGGTAGCCTGACGCAGGACCTCGTTGGTCCGCTCGCTACCATCACCGAGTATCGCGACATAGCAGCGGTGTTCCCTGCTGACCGAAATCGCAAGCTGCGTGAGTTGCCACAGAGCATCAATCCACACATCCTCACCAGCGGCATCACATCCGTGTATATGGCACCTGATTACAGTGTGCCTGCACGTCCGTTCAAGGTGTATCCCGCGACCAGCACAACCAGCGTCATCGTGTGGGCACGACAGCGACCCAAGTTGCCGCTGACCAATGCTGACAAGGTCTACATCGACCAACTGCTGCTGCAATACGACGCCAGTTGGATGTATTGCGTGGATGATGGCACCGTGCCCTCACAGGTGAACAAGTTTCAGGTGTTGGCACAGAACCGCAGGCGCATGATCAAGGCTGGCTTCGCACAGCATCCGCTTGAACTCGATCCACGGTTCCCAGAGGAACTGTTCAGCGATATCAGCAACAACACATTCGTCTTGGATCAGGACCCACTGGCATGAGTGGATCACAGACCGTCTTCACCAAAGGTGAAAACCCGCTCAAGGCAACCAAGCTGAACCAAGCGTTCAGTGAACGGCTGTTGCGAAGTGGCGACACCATGATTGGGCCGCTGCTGCTGTCACGTGCACCGGCATCTGCTAGTGAGGCTGCGACCAAGGCGTATGTGGATGGCTCAATTGCAGCCGCACCATTCACGGATGCACCGAACAACGCATTCAGCTATGGCAGGCATGCAGGTGCATGGGATCGCGTGCACCAACTCGTGTTTGTGACAACCAATGTCACGTTCGACCTGAACACGATTGGTGGTGTGGGAACAGGGCCATTCACTGCCTTCAATGGCCTGTATGTGATCACCAACCAACCAACGGGATTGAACTTCCCACCCCTGATGCAGACTGGCGCTGTGTTGCACTCCTACTTCGCCAACGCTGGATGGCAAGCGCAGTTGTTCATGGGCAGCACACCCACTGGTGCTGGTGCAGCGCCCAACCTGTTCTATCGCAGCATGACAGGACAAGGCACATTCGGTGCGTGGAACAAGCTGCTGACCAGTGTGGCTGGTTTGCTGAGTGAACCAATCACGTTCCCTGAGCCGACTGAGCCAGGGCATCCCGTGACACGCCAATACTTGGATGATGCCGTAGCCACACTCACAGAGCGCATCGCCGCGCTGGAAGCAACCAATGTATCTCGCTAAGACGAAGGCCAACCTCAACCCGCGTGGTGAACAGCCGCAGAGCTTGCTGCAAATCAGCTCTGTGCGCTCATTCGAGGGCGGTCTGAACGTCACTGACACCGACCTCAACATGTCGCCCAAGTATGCCAAGGTGTTGGACAACATTGAGCGCAACATCGACGGATCACTGAGCCTCAGACCAGGGACGTTGTCCCTGAACAAGTCAGTGGACACGACTGACATCGTGAACTGCTACTACTTCAACAACGTGGTCATCACGGTGCACCAATCAGGTGCCATGTTCAAGGTGGCAGGCAATGGCACAGCCACGCCATTGCAGAAGGACGGCGCCAACCTGTGGACCGCAGGCAGTGTTGAAGTCAACTTCACCATCTTCAACTCAGACCTGATCATCGTGAATGGGCGTGACAAACCGCTGATCATCAGCGGCAACCCAACCAATGCACGGTTCATGGAAGTCGAATTCCTGGTCGATCGGGCCACCTCGACCAACGTGAACACGCCAGTTGGCAGGTTCGTGGTTGCACACTCACAGTTCACGTGCATCGCAGGTGTGCCAAGCAGCCCAAGCACGCTGTTCATCAGTGCACAAGGCACGAGTGGCACATACTTCGGTGATCCTGCTCCAAACAGCGCACACAATGAGGACCTTGGACCGCGTGTTTCACTTGGCAGTGCAACCATCACTGGGCTGGTTGCGTATCGCGACAAGCTGCTGGTCACATTCGAGCGTGGTGTGTTGCCGATCAACCTCGGCATCTTCACTGGCACGCCGTCTGTGCACACACCGACAGATGATGGCTTCATTGAGGAGTTCGGTTGCCTCACGCACAGGTCACTGATCAGTGTTGGTGACGACACGTTCTACGCCGACAACGTGGGTGTGAACTCGATCAACCGCGTGAACGTGTTCAACACGCTGCGTCCGATCAGGTCATCACACCTGATTGATCCACTGATCACTGCGTTGGTGCAGCCGCTGACGCAGGCACAAATCAGCCAATATGTGTTCGCGGTCTACGATCTACGCAACTTCCGCTACATGCTGTTCGTGCCGCGTTTCGAGGCAGGCGTGGTGGTTGAGACCATCGGGTTCAGCTACACGCACATCCCAACGCTCAAGATACAAGCGTGGGCACGACTGCGCGGATGGAAGTGGCAGGCCGCATGTCGCACATCATTGCAGAACATCGTGTTCGCACAAGGCAACAAACTCTACACCTACGACTTCGATGCCGATGACACAGCGATCGACTTCCGCAATGACCCTGACATCAATGCTGGCAAGGGCGTGCCAATCACATTCGAGTGGGAGTTGCCTTGGGCTGACTTCAAGCACCGCATGGACATCAAGTATAGCAGGTATATCGGCCTGGACACACAGGGCACAGCCAGCTTCATCGTGGAGGGCTACGTTGACAACATCTTCACGCATCATGGAGTTCGCGCTCCTATGCTGTCTATGTCTTTCGTCGGTGGCGACGCACTCGGCTATGGCGCATCACCCTACGGTAATTCACCATATGGTGGAGGCCGCCGGTCTAGTGACGAGCGCCTATTTGCTTGGACGACAAAGTTCAAGCTCCTCAAGCTCCGCTTCTTCGGCACCACAACCAGAGCGTTGAAGTTCGTCAGCATCAGCATAGCGTATCTGCACGGCGGGATAAGGAGATAGGCTATGGGATCACTGACGCCGCATCTCAGGCTGGCTGTTCCTGACTTCGATCAGGACCCATGGGACGTGGATGTGAACGGCAATTGGGCTGTGCTCGATGCCACAGTTGGCATGTTCTCCACCATCCCCAACCTGACTGGTGTTTGGAAGAACTCGTTCACCTACACGTTCGGTCAGTCGGTTGTTGATCCAGTGGACAGCAGTGTGTGGTCATGTGTGCAGACGCACACCAGTCCTGCACCACCTACGTCGTTCGCCAATGACCGCATCGCGTTCCCAGCGCGTTGGGCGCAGACAGCCAACGGTGCGCAGTTCTACGCATCCCAGGCAGCGAACAGTGCAGCAGCAGCAGCCACATCAGCAGCGAATGCAGCAGCGAGTGCAGCAAAGGTGGGCAATGCGTTGTCCATCACTGGTGGCACCATGACAGGGCCACTGATCCTCAGTGGTGATCCTGCATCTGGTCAGCCGCTTGGTGCCGCAACCAAGCAATACGTGGATGCACGTGTTGGTGGCACGGGCTTCTTGCCTCTCACCGGCGGTGTGCTGACTGGTCAGTTGACCATTGGTGGCACAGGCGCCAACTACTCAGCCATCCCAACACCAGCAGATCGGCATCCAATTGCATTCGGTTGGAATGGGCAGCTCTACTTCCATGTGGATGGTGCGTTCGTTGGCAACCTCGCATTGCAGTCGTTCGTTGCAGACAACTATGTGAAGACCAGTGGTGGCACGATCACTGGCACCCTGACTGTGCTGGGCGAGTCACAGGCACAGAACACATTCCGCATCACATCGAGCAACTTCTTCATCAACTCGATTGCATCAGCAACGAACATCCAGTTCGATGGTGGTGGTTGGACACTGCAATACGTGCGTGCGGATGGCACACTCAGGTATCTGCGTGGTGGCGACTTTGCCGTGCTGTTCTCCGTTGACGGTGGTGGCAACGGCATCTTCAGTGGCAGTGCGAATGTAGGCTTCGACCTCGTGGCTGCACGTGACGTGTTCGCACGTGGTGGCAGCATCTTCTTCGGTGCCGGTGATAGAGCACACTTGTTCAGCGACAATGGCACCGTGTCGGCACTCTACATGCTTGACAACTATCGGTTGGAGTTCCATTGGGCTGATGCTTCACTGAATTGGATACGTGGCTCGGACACTGGGACGCTACTCAAGCTGACCAACGCAGGCACGCTGTCAGTTGCAGGCAGCATGACTACTGGCACAGACGTGCTTGCATTCAACACGTTGTTCGCTGTGAACTCATCAATGGTGATTGGCAGCGGCGGCAGTGGACGCATCATGCAGTTCGCACCGAATTGGTATTGGGACTGGAATGTGGCCAATGGCACACTGGCGTATGTGCGTCCAGATGGTAACTTCATCGTCATGGACCTGACCGACAACATCATCTTCAACAACAAGGGGCCAATGGCAGGACACGGCGCATACATTGACCTGTCAGATGCACGGATCAAGTCCAACATCGAGCCGTCATTGAGCGGCTTGCACGAGATCATGCAGTTGTCACCGATCCGGTTCACACGCAACATCCGTGGTGACGATGCACCAGTGGAGGAGGGCTTCTCAGCACAGGATGTGCAACATGTGTTGCCATCTGCTGTGGTGCAAGCTGGTGTGTTCACTGACAAGGACGAGGAAGGGCCACTCCTTGGCGTGACACTCAGCCCAATCGTGGCTGCGTTGGTCAACGGCATGAAGGAATTGGCTACACGCATGACTGCATTGGAGAACAGATGAAGCCGCAACCGATCGAGCCGAACATGCCGCTCAATGTGGTCATGACCGCTGCTGAATGGGAGAACGTGATCAACGTGTTGCGCAAGGCACCATACGAGCAGGTGGCAAATGCCATCCAGGCCATCGTGGGCCAGTGCATGACAGGAGGACAGATTGCAAATCCTCCCACTGACCAAGGATAACGTCGCCTACGCTGTCGGCTTGGCTGCTGAGTTGCACAAGGCAGGCACATTCGGCCTCAATGGGCCACCATTCAATTGGTCCTATTGCATGGCACGGATGGAACTCTGCATTGATGACGTGAACTACTACTTCAGGATGGCACGTGATGACACAGGCTATGTCGGTGCCGTGTGTGGCAGTGTTGCACCGTTCTTCTTCAGTCCCAGCCTGATGGGCGTTGAGGATGCATGGTATGTGCGTGAAGGCACACCGAACCGTGCAGCCATTGCCATGCGCCTCATGCGCGGCTTCGTCGATTGGTGCTTGGACGACAAGGGCGCGGTGCTGGTGCAGACAGGCGACATCGCCAGCATCGACACGTTGGCGGTTGACACGCTCTACAGACGCATGGGCTTCACTCGGTTTGGCACAGTATACAAGTTCGTGAGGACAACATAATGCCTTGGACACCTGGGGGACAGTGGGACCTGCTGACGTTCGCTGGCGTGTATGGCGGAGGCAAGAAGACATCGCCTGCACCAACGCCACCGCTGGTGTTGACTGATCCTGTCAGTGGCAGGTCGTTCGTCCAGCAAGTGGACAGGTTTGGCACACCGATTGGACGCAGTGTGCAGGATGACCTCAATGACGAGATCAGTGCGCGCCAAGCCAAGGAGAAGGCAGACAGCGATGCAGCCGCAGCCAAGAAGGTGCAGGATGACGCTGACACGTTGGCCAAGTTCAACACGAGCAAGACGACTGCGTATAACAACGCGCTCACTGACATCCAACGGCAGTTCACTCAGCAGGGTGTTGATCCAAGCCAATACCTGAACACCGACATCCTGCCCGTGGTCAACGCACGATTGAGTTCAATCAAGGATCTGGACCCGAACCCGAGTGCCGCGTTCAGTCCTGATCTGGGCAGCACCATCATCAACAGCATCACGAGTGGCAAGCGCACATCTGCTGGCAACCAGTTGAACAGCGTGTTCACACCGACCTACTCGCAAACAGCGATCCCTGACAGCCTGACTGGCCAGTTCAGCGACACGCTGCTGAACGAGCAATTCGATCCACTCAATGCGCAGTTGACCAACGCACAGAAGCGCGGCACGCTGACTGATGCAGGCTACAATGCCGCATTGGGTGCGTTGGCGCAGAAGCGCACTGCTGGTGCATCCACGATCAACGATCTGGGCAGCGGCATCCTGTCGAGGGAGCGCAGTGCACTGGATGACTACATCAGTGGTGCACGCACATCAGCCAACAACCTGTCGTTGTCAAGCAAGTTCGACCCGAACCAGTTCTTCACTGGTGCAACCAACTTGGTGAACACGGATGTGAGCGGCTTCGGTGGTGCATTGCGTAACGCCATTGGTGGAACCAAGTTCGCTGACATCGCTGACCTGATCAACGCTGGTGGTGCTGTGCAAGGTGCGCAGAACCCAACTGCTGCGAACCCCAAGGCGTTGCCAGGAGCAACAGCCGTGCCTGAAGACCCGAACTTGAAGCGTGGATTGGGCAACACAGGAGCATTCTGATGGGCTTGCAGATACAAGTCGAACGCTTCAGGCATTGCATCAAGCAGATGAATGACATCATCTTGGAGTATTACGCCAAGACCGTGGGTGGTGAGGGCATGCCACCTGTGGACATGGCATGGGAGGTGTTCACTGCGCTT